CCATGAATTACCTCACGCCGTTGGCTCTTCGACTGACCAGACGCCGAACGAGCCATCAACGGCTTTCTGCACCTCAGCCTCCAGCTCGAGCGTCGAAAAATCATCACTGTCAGTGATGAAGCTAAAGTCACCGGAGGGCACGAACGATATATCACCTTCCCAGCCAATATGCTGGCCAATGTCGTTGGTGCCGATGACTTTGAGTGTGCCGGTGAACTCGGCCTTCGTCAGTCCTGTAATGGTGCCATCGCTGGCCAAATCCCCCAGCGCAAACATTGCGAGGTTTTCGGGTGTGATTTCGTCGAGCGTGACTTTGATTGTTGCGCTGATCTCGGTAATCGCGGTGAAGTCCTTGGTCTTGACGCCCTCGCGCGACGAGAAATGTTCCTTCTTCTCGACGTTGGGCGTATAGACGAACGATGGCGCATTGCCGAGATCGGTAAAGACCGAAGCGCCGGCCTCCTTGAAGGAAACTATACCTTTCCCGATGTGATAGTTCTGAACGCTGGGAGACGTGGGCATGGCGGTGCTCTCCTTTCTAGAGATCGTCGGGCTTGAGCGTGTACTTGAACAGAAACTGCGCCCGCAGCGCCCCGTGCAGCGAACGCATCCATCCGAGGTCGGTTTGGCATCCGAGATAGCGGATCGCCCCGTTGCCGTGGCGCCCGGTCTTGACGATCTGCTCGTTGAGCTCGGTGTCGGTCAGCACCCGCTTGATCAATTCGCGCCGCAGCTTGCTCAGATCGGAGCCGACTTCATCGGCCTGCTGCGCGATGATGATCTCGGGTGTCATCTGCACGTTGTAGGGCCGGTGCGGTTGTTTCATTGACACATCACCGGCGCCGTCCGACTCCTCGTCGCCGTCGAGCACCAGAGCGGCCGGCAATTGATCCTCGGTGATGTCCACGTTGTTGCGATGCGCCGAGCGGATGTTTGGGATGGTGGCGACCACCTCGAGCAGCCGCACCAGGATATCCTCGCGAACGTCAGCCATCGGTGGACTCGATGGCCTTGAGCAGGAACCGCACCTCGCCGAGATCCTCGCCGTTCGGGCTGCCGCGCAGTTCGTAGGAGCGAACCACCCAGGTCCGACCGTTGAAGGCCAGCACCGCGTCGAGGTAGTCGTCGCGCGCGATGCCGTTGCCGGCGAGCTCGGGGATGCGGGCATAGGCGCCAGGTCCGACGCTGCGCACCTCCACGCTGCCGCTGGCCTGCATCTTCGGCCGGGTATCATCGATCACAGTCAGCGCGATCTCGCCCGCGGTCCCGGCCGCGGTCAGCACCGCCGGCACGCCGATCGCCTCATAGACCGGGTCATAGAGCAGCGCGCTGTAATCGATCATCGCCATTCCCTGCGGAATGCAAACGTCCCGATATCCTCGCGGCCGAGCTCGGTCTCGATCGTGCTTTCCGACACCAGCGCGAAGCCGCACAGCTTCATCGCGACCACGAGACCATCGCGACTGAAATACCAGCAATGCTCGTCCGGCTTGAAATGCTTGGAGCCCAGCGCGTGTTCAGCATCGCGGAAGATCGGCAAGGACGTAAACACCCAGTCCTTCACATTGGCCAGCAGCGACTGAAAATCCGGGATATGCTCGAGCACATCCCACAGCGTTGCAGCATCGAACGAAACCAGATGCGGATCGACCAATAGCGAACGCTGCTCAAGCCATTCGAGGCCGGCTGGGTTGACATCGTAGCCGTAGGTCGTGCGCTTGCGCGCACAACGGAGTTCGACGAACGCACCCGAGCCGATACCGACATCGATCAATGTCCCCCTGTAATGTCGCTCGACAAAGTTGAACCGCGCATTCATCAGCGCGCGCCCAAGATCGCTATGAGCATTGCGATCGAAACTGTCGAAGTAGTCCTGATCGTAGGGTGCGAACCCGACCTCGACCGGATAATGGCCAATGCCAAGTTCTGGCCACCAGGTCAGGCGGCGACGCGAGAACTGCGCGACCAGCGATGGTACTGCCCGACCGGATCGGCGATCCTCTTGTCGCAGATGTGCAACATGTTCGTGCATCGGCAGAACGCCTCCGGTACGGCAAAGCCGATGCGGCTGAGATCGAGCCGTCGGTCGGTGATCTTTTCAGGCGCGTTGTGACCGCCGTGGCCGCCCAGCACCACGAAAGTCTTGACCTTGAGCGCGAGTCCCGCCGGGACGATCCAGCCGACGCCGCCGATGACGATGTCGGCGTCGCGCACCAGCGCGAGCAGTTCGCGCACCGTAAGCTCGCCATGCACGAAATAGCGGTGAGCCGGTGGCGGTTCGCCGACGATCCATTCCTCGCCCGACATGAGGTCAGCGACCGCAACCACCGTGTGCGTCGCCATCAGCTCAGTCGCCAGCGCCGCGATATATTCCGGCTGCGGGTTGCGCGCCTCGTTGCGCCATTCACTGCGCACCGTCACCGGCCGCACGACCGCGATCGGCCGATCGGGCTTGACCGGCGACGGCCCCATGTCCGGCAGATCGAACAGCGCCGGATCAAACCCGACCTTCAGCGCCGACCAGCGATATTCCAGCGCATTGATGATCGAGGAGGTCGACAGGCTGGCGCCGTATCCGACCTTGACCTCGCGCATTGGCACACGCGGTCGCGACCAGAGATCCGGGCGCTGCCGCGCCATGTTCTTTTGCTGCGTGCGCAGCTTTCGGCCGCCGCGGATGAACTTGATATCGAGGTCGGCGTAGAGCTCGGGCCACGGCGTCTCGAGGTGGACCTCGTAAAGCGCCGCCGCCGCCCGCACGAATGGGCGCGAGTAGCAGTTGTCGCCCAAACCCCACATGCCACGGATCAGGACCGGCTTAGGCCGCGCGTCGCTCAAGGACATCCTGCAGGCTGATAACCGGAAGCAGATCGGCCCAGGCCGTCCCCGGCGAGGCATTGTAGGCCGCGATCTTGAGCGCTCGCAGCGATGGCACGATTGTCACCAGATCCGCGTGCTGCTTGTCGTAACAGCCCTGTCGATGCGGCCAGCGGTGTGGTTGATGATGATGACTGCGGCCGTCGGCGGCAAGCCGGCCGTCGGCGCCGAGCCAGACGATGGTGCCACCCGGCCCGATCAGATGCGCCGCCAGGTTGGTCGCCGCCGTCAGCGAGGTCCATTTCTGCATCAGGCTGTCATGCTCGCGCGCCAGCCCCGGCGGCTTGGCCGCGCGGCAGACCAGCACCTTCTTGTCTTCCGAGACCAGCCGCGAGGTGGTGACCACGCGGCCACGGAAGTTTGCAACCGCTGCCCGGTTGTCCGGCTCGTTCCACCAGCGCCAGTCGCCGAAATAGAGGATGTCCGCCGATGGCATCTTGTAGACGCTCGAGTTGATCGCAATGACGCGCTGCCCGCGCAGCGCCTCGAGCTCGACCCCGAGCACCGACGGCCCGCCGCCGACGATGAACACGGTCTCGCCTGGCCATTCGCGCGCGACCGACCAGAATGCAGGCTCATGCGACATAGAGGCGCCGGTAGGGTTGGATCAGATTGGCCACGGTCGCCGACAGATAGCCCGATGATGCCGTCGACAGCGATGAGGTGAAATAGCTGGTGCGGACGTCGCCATGCTGCACCTCGCGAATGGCGGGATCGCGCTTGCCTGACGTGCGGCCCTCGTTCACCGCCTGGATCGCCGCCTGCTGCAGCCGCGCCGGCGCCTGTTCGGGCAGGTCGTAGCCGCCCGAATAGAGTACCGCGACGACCGTTTCCGCCCAGCACCCGCTCGTCCACAGCCGACCGCTTTCGGGATCGAACTCATAGTCGGCCGCGGTCGCGCCGGCGGTCGAGACCTCGGCGATCTCGACCACCGGATAGAGCGACAGCGTCAGCGCCTGCCGCGGCAGCATGTTCTCATTGCGATCGAAGGTGAAGGTCTCGAGCGCCTCGGCCAGCCCGAAACGGCGATCGCAATATTCTGCAATGATGCGTGATTGCATCGTGATGGCAGCCTGCAGCGCCGCGTCCTCGCTGGTGCCCTCGATGCCGAGCGCGAACTTGAGGTCGTCGAGGCTGATCAGATCGGGACCAGCGCTGTCGGTCGACTCGCCGAGGATTTCGAGAATGGAATGCATTACTTCAACCTGAGCGGCTCGAGTGCGCGTTTCTCGTCTAGCCGCGCATCGCGCCCGTCGCTGCCGCGCTTGACGGCGAGGCGCCAGTCGTCCGACTTGCCGGGCTTGGCCGCGGTCCCGGTCTGCGCGATGAAAAACGATCCGCCGAGCGTGACGCCATCGCCAGCGACATAGGCCGTGCCCTCTTTCCACACCCCGGCATCGAGCACGATGGCGGTCTTGATTTCATGCACGGTGTCGCCGACGGCCCAGCGCAGCGTACGGCCCCCGTCGGGCGTGGTGACCGTGGCGGTCTTGAATGCGCGCCCGACCTGCTCGGCGGCATAGTCCTGCAGGAATGTCAGGTCGCTGGCATTGCGGCCGGACTCGCCCTTCTGGCCGCGCTCGCCGTTCTTGCCGTCGATGCCGGCCGGCCCCATGGCACCGGGTTTCCCCGCTTCGCCGCGCTCGCCCTTGTCGCCGGTCTCGCCGCGGGTGCCGCGCTTGCCTTCCGGGCCGGTTTCGCCCGGCGGCCCCGGCATACGCGCGAGGGCTCGAACCTCGGCCAAGGCGCGATGGCACATGGCCAGGCAAACGCCAAACCCCTCGGTCAGCGTATACTGTGGAGCGGGGATCATCGGGTTCTCACTCATGCCGCCCCCTATGCTGCCAGGAGCCAAGCAACGATTGCAGCCTCATCATCGTCGTGCCGCCCGCTGGCAGCGGCTCTGAACTTCATGACCGTACCCGAACCAGAGCCGCGCGAGCCGACGACGCCTGCGCTCGCGACCGACAGACCTTCGAGCACTGCCGCCGCGTTGCCGGCCTGGCCGCGGGTGCCGACCGCCGCCGCGCGCACCGCCACCAGCCGCGCCGCACTGCGCCCAGCAACACCGGCCGCGCCTGTCGCCTCGCCGGTGAGGCCAGGAAGCGTGCCAACGCCGGTGCCGGCAACGACGACGACGCCATGGGCCTCGCCCTCGAGCTCGGGCAGGATACCGAAGCCGACGCCCTCGACCGGGAATGGTCGCAGCGGCGGATAGTAGCCGCCACCACCACTCGGCACGCTGGCGGCAATGACCTCGGCGTCGAGAACGTCTGCTGCAGCCGCAGCCTCGACCATAACCGCCGCATCGGCGGCAATGACGATCGCATCAACCAGCTCCGCCGGAATGCTATTGCCGGGAACCAACCCATCCGCAGTCGGGTATGTCGCGTCGGCGGTGTAGCGAACGCTGTCAGCGGTAACATGTGTCCCGCTGGAGGCACCCGCGGGCTCGACCACCTCCACCAGAATGATGTTGGCGGGAACGAAACCGTCAGCGGTCGGGTAACGAGCATCGGCGGTATAGCGAACAGTGTCGGCGGTAACGCTCATTTACTGAGCGCCTTTATTTAAAAATCTCGTCAGCACGCGCCTGTGTAAGAATGCCGTCGGTCACCAGCGAAGTTTTCAGAGTAGTCACTTTTTTCTTATTCAGATTGACGGCCGGGTCACAAACCACAACGTCCCAATTCTTGGCGTTGCCCGCCGTTTGCCGCCACGTCGTCGCGGTGGCAGCTCGATATTCCGCATTGGTAAACCGCCCGATGAAATCGCTGTTCGTTAGCGTCGCTTTGGTTTCGATCGGTATGGTCGCAATGACATTGTTGCCAGCATCGATCTGCGGTTGCGTTGCACTTGCGCTAGGAATGAACGACCAAGTTGCTCGATCATCCGCCTTCCCCACGCTCGTGCTGACCACGGGGCAGACTTCGGCAATGGCGTCATTGAGGGTTGCCGCATCCATCACATCCATCCCTTAAAGTGTAGCCCGCACTGGTTTCTGGTTGGAATGCCGAAATCACCAGCAAAGGTCGCCGAAGCAGCACCTACCGATTCACATGCCTGAAAAAAATTAAACCCCAATGTCGCTGTTGCAAACTTACCTATGCCCTGCACGATTTCGACGTTGCCAGTAGTTACTTGTCTGCCGCTGTAGGCATTCGTCGCGTTAAAACCAATGCCGACCTCACCGTTGGCCGTGATCATGGTCGAGTATTCACCTTCAAAAGCATCCTCCGCCAATCCACTTACAAAACTATGCCGTGTGTTATTTGAGCCATTGGCTGCCCGTACCGTCGTGGAACTGTAAGTCCAAGAGTCAACAGTGGTCCCAACAAAACTTGCCACGAGGCGACGATGAAACATATTCCAGACACCAAAGACTCCAGGCGTGCCGCCCGCGCCTGCAACGGCACCATAAATCCAATCCAGTTGCGATGAAGCATTGCTGCGTGTCGTGCCGACATATGTCCCGCGCTGCGCCGCCGGACCATTGGTGATCGCGGCATCGTTGAGCAGAATGCCGTTGACCATGACCAGCGCAGTGCCAGCAGATCGTACCGTGTCGCTAGTCCAATCCGGACCGTGGCCAATCCGTATCGTGCCCGCATCATTCCATACAAACCAATCGTTGACCTTGTTTACACCAATCGCTGCGGGCGACTTCGTCGCGTCAGTCGTCAGGACTGACAGCTCGCTAAATGCCGTCATCGCAAATGACGTGCCGTTATAGATTGGCACCAAGTTACCGACATATGGCGTGTAGTAAATTGTCGTCTTCGCCGACTGCGTTGTCGTCATCACTGGCGTATCAGTCTGCAACGTCAACCGACCTTGCGGAGGCGACACCGCTCCACCGCCAACAGCCGCGACAGCCGCCATCACAAATGCTGTGGTGGCAATGCTGGTATCGTTGTCGCCTGCGGTAGGCGTCGGTGCCTTTGGATCGCCGGTGAATGTCGGTGACGCGAGTGCGGCAAGACCGCTGACGCCGGTCGATATCGCTGTAGTGACAAACGCCGTCGTCGCAATCGATGTATCGTTGTCACCGGCCGTCGGCGTCGGTGCCTTGGGGTCTCCTGAAAA